CCAGTAGCTGTATTTTCAACGCCAGTGGTGTTTTGTTGAAGAGCACTAGCTCCCGTACCTGTGTTATTACCACCAGTAGTGGTGTAAACAAGAGCATTGGATCCAGTAGCTGTGTTGTTACTAGCAGTGGTGTTGGTATAAAGAGCATTTTGACCAGTAGCTGTGTTAGTAGAGCCAGTGGTGTTGCTAAAGAGGGCTTGGTATCCACAAGCTGTGTTTTCATTGGCAGTAGTGTTAAGAACAAGTGCGTTATGGCCGACAGCAACATTTTTATCTCCTGTCGTGTTAGCACCTAAAGCACCTTTACCTAAAGCACTATTACTAAACCCTTCAGTGTTTGCTGTTAAAGATTGATAACCAACAGCAGTGTTATTGCTTGCGGTTGTGTTTGCACCTAAAGCATCATATCCAACCGCAGTATTACTGTTTCCAGTGGTATTTGCATCAAGAGCTTGAGCGCCGATTGCAGTGTTTTGCGATCCAGTAGTGTTCGAGAACATTGCTTGAACACCAACAGCGGTTAAATAAGCTCCAGTAGTATTAGTGCCGCAAGTTTGCCAGCCAACGGCAGTGTTGCTTGCACCAGTGTTATTTGTTAATGAGTTATAACCGATAGCAACATGATTGCTTGCGGTCGTATTCGCATCAAGAGCATTTGCACCAACAGCTACGTTTTGCGTGCCAGTGGTGTTTGCATCCATCGCCGCATAACCAACAGCAGTGTTGTTTTCTGCTGAAGTGTTTGAGTCAAGTGCTTGTGCCCCAAGTGCAGTGTTTTTTGCGCCTGTACTTACTTTTAACGCATCATGACCGACTGCGGTGCTGTTGTTTGATCCAGTGTTTGCACTAAGAGCATCTTGTCCAACAGCAGTGTTGCTATCTCCAGAAGTGTTTGCAGTTAGTGCTTCATCACCAATCGCCGTATTATTTGCGCCTGTTGTATTTGCATCCAGCGCGTTGTTGCCAACAACCGTATTCGTCGCAACGTCACCCGCTCCACGGCCAACGGTTGCACCGTGAATTAAAGCGTCTCCACCATCAACATCGAGAAGTGCTGAAGGAGTTGCAGTAGAGATACCTATCCTGTCATTGCCTGCATCAATGTGAAGAAGGTTGGCATCACCATTTCCTTCAACGCGGAAATCTAAATCATTACTTGCATCGTTAAATACAATTTCTGCGCTGCCAAACGAAGCACGCTCAACACCACCTGTCGTGATAATAATTTCGTCAGACGCAGGACGTGCAAGACCTGTGTTCGTATCTGACGTGAAAAATATGCTTGGACTAGCAGCAGATCCGTCAGCAAAGCCACTGCTCAGGCCAGTAGCACTAAATACACCAACCTCAGTACCAGCACATGCAATGCCAATCTCATTAGCTGCTTTAGAGAAGAACCCAGTATCTTTGTCCGTGACGAAGGTAATCGACGGGGCAGTATTACTGCCTGCAGGGAAATCAACACCTACATTGACATAATCAGCGCCAGCAAGAATTACACCAAAAAAGCTTGCACCACCTGATGGAGCTGAGCTAAATACAATATTACCGCCGCTTAGATTAAAACCAGAAGAACCTGTAGGATCAGGCTCCTGAATAACACCAGCGATTGAAATTAAACATTGCTGGGGGTTAATTGGTAAAGGTACAGGTGCTGCGCCACCTACTTGTAGGGCAAAACTTGTAACACTGCCATTGAAAGAAGAACTAATATCATCAATGATCAGATAACTTTGAAAAGCTACCTCAAGGTCGTTACCGATGTAAGCCATTTAAAATTTTTACAGACTGGGCTGGACAGGCCAACTGATATCTTCTAATCTAGCAGCCTGATAAGTTTGAGGAAGATCACGAAGTGCTTGTCTGTATGCAGCCCAAGCAGCCTGATCAATAGTAGAACCTGGGGTCATCACCCAGTCAGTGGAACGTAAAAGAGCGTCTCTTTTCTGTCTTACTACACGCCAAGAAGAATCTTCCTGCGAAAGAATTGCGACGGGATTAAGAAGAGCCTCCAGCTCCTCTACACGAAGAGTTAACGCCTTTACTAATTCTGTGGCCTCATTAGTTGTTAAACCCATGACCTATTAAGGAGTCTGCTCTAAGTAACTAATTGATAAGTCTAAAGATGTTGCTGTATTGCTACGTGCTCTAAGCACATCATTTGATTCAAGAATAATTTTTGACCCTGCAATCACCTCGAGGGTAGAGCCAGCAGGCACTGGAGCATTCCGAATTAGATAAACATCGTCGCCGGTGTTTGTGACCAAATAAATATCAACATCAGCGCTACTACTGGCTTTATTCGAAACAAGACAGCTAAGCAAAACCAAGGTTGCAGTGTTTCCTGCAGTAAGAACGTTAGTTGCGGCATCCGTGATTACCGTAGTAACGAGGCTTGACTTGGTGTCGATTTTAAAAGTGTTTGCCATATTATCCTAAGGCGACAATCAGAGCTAGGTTTTCGGATGAATCGAATGCACCGCTTACTGTCAAACTTCCAGTAATCGTGACATTACCAGGTACGCTAATAGCGCCAGCTGAATCTATTGTAAGCCTAGCAACACCACCCGTCACGAATGACACTTGGTCAGGTCCCGGTGAAATAATGCCGGTGTTGGGATCAGAGGCAAATTTTAAAGCGCAACTGCTTAGTGAGCCTAAAGCAAGTTGAGAGTTGCTCCCATTATCTCTGAGAAGAGGAAAGCCTCCTGCTGTTACTGCATCGTGTATTACGCATGCATTCTTATCAGTGTCGACAGTAACTTCACCAGCAGCGCCTGTAAAGACTGAATGCTGGACAGTTGTGCCTCTGCGAAATTGTACTTGGGTTGCCATAGATCTATCCTAATGCAACTGCAATTGCGGTAGCAAAATCTTCTGTAGCGATTGTTCCGCTCGAATTAGGAACGGTCATCGTCCGAGTTGTCGAGGATGCTATACCAGAACACTCGAAAGCAAGTTGTTTTGTGTTGTCTGAGTTATCTCTAACTCTAAAGCCACTATCGTTAGTTACCACTGCAGCTGAAGTTACTGATGTCAAGCCTGCAATAGTGGTGGCTGAACTACCTAAAGCAATTGAGGTAGAGCCAACTGTTACTGTGGAGTTTGCTAGTTGAGAATTAGGTATTGCATTTGTACCGAACTCCCCTGTTGAACTGTTATACGAAAGTCCCGATCCAGATGCCACACTTAGATGAGCACGCACTTCACTAGCACTCGGACCTGTGTAAGTTATTACTCCTGTCGAATTGTTATAAGCAAGACTGCCATCACCTCCGGAATCAGTGACTGAGATTTCACCTCTTATGTTTGCAGCTGTAACTTTTGTATAAGTAAAAGCACCTGTTGAATTGTTATACGCTAAAGATCCATGGCCCGTTCCGCTGTTACTTGCACTTAAAGAGGTGAGCAGCGCTACAGTGCCACCGGCATCTGGAAAAAGTATTGAACGATCTGCAGTGGCATTCGTTACTGAAATAGTTGTTTCATTCGCATCAGCACTAGAACCTTCGAATGTAATGCCAGAGGAATTTAGAAGAATCCCGTTTGCTGCATCTGCTGCACCAACTCGTACGGTAGTTGTACCTTCAAGTGTGGTAGATGTGAGTGACGTAAGACCAGCAACCGTGGTTGCGGTGGCACCAAGTGAAATACTTGTCGAACCGACCGTTAACGAGCTGTTAGCTAGCTGGCTATTTGGTATTGCACTTGTACCAAATTCTCCTGATCCGTTGTTATACGTAAGTCCTGATCCAGATGCAACACTTAAATGAGCACGTACTTCACTTGCACTAGGTCCTGTATAAGTAATTACACCGGTGCTTGAGTTGTAAGCAAGAGACCCATCACCTCCGGAATCAGTAACAGATATTGCACCTCTTGCTCTGGCATTTGTAAAGTACTGATTAGTACCTTCAGACAGATCAGAAGTACTATTTCCAGCAAGATTTAACTTATCCGAAGAGGTGTTCAGCTCCTGGATAAACCCTGAATTAAGGATTAATGAGTTTTTTGTTGCCATGGATCTATCCTATCAGTGGTAAAAATTAACTCAGAAGAATCGGAGGTTCTAATTGAATGATTAAGTTCGCTGTTGTAGACGCCTCACCTACTCTCACCAGATATTGTCCAGCTGTCGATGGTGGTGTTGCTGTTATACCTCCATAGCCTGTAGCAAGGTAAAACGGATCTCCTGCATTTAAACCAGAAGTAGCGAGGACACCAACCGTAAGAACACGCACTTCTTCGCCTGTATTCTTTGCGGTCTGAGCAAAGCCGACAACAGTAGCTTCATCAAGCGTTCCTGCAGCTCGCGCTAAACCAACCTTGCCATCTGAAGAACGTGAATAAAGAGCTGCACCCTGAGTCACATTTTCAAATGCTAAAGCACCAAAACCAGCGACTGCATAGACAGTTTTACCTGCCATGGTGTCTTTCAAGTCAATAAGTACTTGAGTAAAACCCTCAGCGTTTGAAGAGTATGGTTCGTAATTACTGACTCCTGCCATCAGTTCAGTCTCATTGGAGGCTCAAGTTGAATGCTAAATTCAGATGTAGTTGCTCCTTCACCAACACGTGCTACAAATTCACCAGATCCTGTAGGTGGCGATGTGGCTATGGCTCCAGGCGTCGTGCTGAGAAAGTACACATCGCCGGGGTCGATAGCGCTTGGATAATCAAGCAATCCAGCAACAAGGACTTTTACAGTTGCACCTGATGCCGCAGCGTCATCTGCGAAACCAACAACAAGAGCTTCGTCCTGTGTGCCATCAGCCTGCGCTTTACCTACTTGACCATCGCTACTCCTCATATACAGCGCGTCACCGTCAGACACGGCCTCGAAAGTGGTGGCGTCAAAACCGATCCTTTCCGGCGCAAATACAGGAAAACCTTCTT